CAAACATTTCTATTTTGTAGGAAGCCTTTGCATCAGCTTTGAGGGCTTCTGCCCATGCCCAAGCCCATGATAGGTAGGACAAGCCATTTTTCTTCTCAACGTGATCGTTGACGTTCTTTTTCAGCAACATTTCTATTGACATATTAACTCCTTTGATTTTCATCTAATTCAGCATTGATTATTTCTTTTTGTTGTTCAATATATAAATCCTTGAACTTAGTAAAGTCTGCTTCCTGGCAACAAACTATTTTATCCCCCTTGATTGTCAGGCAGTAAGGGCAGTAGTGGATGTCTGAGAACTCTTCCACAAAGAATTGAAATAGTGTTTTCATCAGTGGAAACTTTCATAAGCCATTGTCCACAGAACATCACCTGCCAGATCGGTGAGCTTATTCAACTCATCTTCTGTCAATGGTGTTCCATCTTCATAGCATCCACCCGAAAAGTAGGCATCAGAAAAGTCTGGAAAGTCTGTGCTATCTACTCCATCTATCTCTAGGTCAATGACCTTTTTCCCATTAAGAATCGGCATATTAACTCCTGTTAAGCGTGGGTTACTGTTTGCCCACATCGATAATGTGCCACATACATTCCTGAATTTACATAGGGGTTTTCCCTATAGTTTTTATTGTAAATTTACTGTATGTAGTATTTTTGTTGCCGCCATGTATGCCGCTTGAGCCTCTTCCTTTGTTGAAAAACTACCCAGATATTTGTTCTTGCTGTTAAGACCAATAGTTGAACACCAACGCTTTGTTTGTTTATGAAGCCAAACACCTTTCATGCCAGATTTATTGTTTTTGTGTGCAGTTATGTTTTGTCTATTCTGACTTTTAGTGACAACTCTTAAATTCTCAATTCGATTGTCTTTTTTATTTCTGTTTATATGATCCAAATCACCCTCTGGGAAAGAGCCATGTACATACATCCAAACAACTCGATGTGTTCTGTACAATTTTTTATTGATGCCAACAGTTAAATATCCATCTTTGTCTTCACAAATAGAGTGCGATCCTTTTGGTGCTTTACCACATCGGAAATTTCTTATCAACTGACCATGTTCGTTTAGTGTAAAAAGTTCTTTTAAAAGTTCTTGAGATAGCATAGAGCCTCCATAATTGGTGTCAATATTATGGCACATTTAAGGGTTTTCACCTATAAACAAAACTTTTTTTCTATGCTAATCTAAAAAGACTTGTCCTATTAACTAATAGCCCTTCCCCTCCTCTTCCCTCTTATGACCCCTGAACAAATTGAACAAACTTGCGCTGACTTATTGCTTCAGTTCTCTCACAATATGGCTGACGCTTATGTAACCGAACCAGAGGACTATTCTGCCTCTGTAACAGCCCTACTCGCTAGGACGCTAGAGATTCATTTAAACCGCCCAATCAACCTGGAGAACCTTTACAAATGACCCAAGAAGCAGTTATCAGATGCCTACAAAACGGCCCACTTACTTCCTACCAAATAGAGGATTTGACAGGCATACCAAGACTGTCTATTGCAGCTTGTTGCACAAAGATGAGCTACAAGAAGAAACTAAAAATTGGAAAAATTAAGATGGGTCGGTCATGGGTTTCTCAGTACACCCTAGAGCCACATATGATTGAGGCTGAAAAGGTAGAAGAGCCTCGTGATCTGCTAAACCCGTTTGACATTAGAAACGCTAAAGGCATCTTTTCTAAGTCTGAATATGCGAATATGAACGCCCAGGCTATTCGTTTGTTTGGCAGAAAACCAACAAATGAAATAACCAACAATCAATTTATTTGATACAATGTTTTGAAGCATGGATAGATACGAAGTCATGAGCGTATCGAAAAGAGAGCCTCCCCTCCTTCCATTGTTTCTTTTTGCAAGAGGGAGGACAGAGCGAGGAAAATATTATGCTTTTACAGCCGAAAAATTGGGCTATCTTTCAGCACTACAAAGATCGTTGCCCACCTTGGATAAAACTTCATCGTGACCTGTTAAACGACAGAGCTTATATGCGCTTGCCTATTGCTAGCAAAGCGATAGCACCAATGCTTTGGTTGCTTGCAAGTGAGTCAAAAGATGGTGTTTTTGATGGCTCACTAGATGAGCTAGTCTTTCGTTTACACATCACGCCAAAAGAATACCAAGATGGAGTTAAGCCGTTGATTGATAACGACTTTTTCATACTTGTTAGCGGAGTGCTAGCAGAACGCAAGCAAGTTGCTATCCCAGAGACAGAGACAGAGACAGAGACAGAGACAGAGACAGAGACAAAGAAGAAGGCAACTATCGTTGCACCGCCTGAAGGCGTTTCTGATTCTGTTTGGCAGGAATTCAAATCTTTGAGGAAAGCCAAGAAAGCCCCGATAACCCAAAGAGCCATTGATGCCATATCCAGTGAAGCAAAGAAAGCTGGTTGGACTTTAGAGAAAGCCTTGGAGGAATGTGTCGTTCGTGGTTGGCAAGCATTCAAAGCAGATTGGGTTGTCAAACCAAACCCCGCAGACATTGTGAGGCTCACAGTTCCATCAAAGAATGAGCCTGACCCTGCTTTGCTGAAGATTGCAGAGGATGCGAAAAAAGCAGCACCTATTCCGCTAGAAGTGTTGGCTAGGATGGCTCAAATTAGGGGCAGAGCATGAAAGTGTTGCCAATAAACAACTTTGAAGTTGAGCCTTGGTTGCTTGAAAAACACTATGCCAAGCGTATGCCACAAATAATGTTTGCGTTTGGGCTTTACAACGATGACATTCTGGTTGGCGTAGTGACTTATGGCATTCCTGCTTCGCCATCACTTTGTATGGGAATCTGTGGCAAAGAATATTCAGACAAAGTTTTAGAGCTAAACCGAGTTTGTTTGTTGGACAACCACAAAAACGAAGCATCATTCCTTGTTGCGAACTCAATCAAGTTATTGCCAAAACCAATGATTGTTGTTTCTTATGCTGACACAGGCAAAGGTCACGTAGGTTACGTTTACCAAGCCACCAATTTTCTTTACACAGGACTTTCTGCAAATAGAGTTGATTGGACAATTAAAGGACAAGAACACAAGCATTCAAAAACCATAAGTGATGGCTTGACATTGGAGGAAATAAAAGAACTTCATGGTGATGATTTTTATTACACAGAGCGTTCAAGAAAACATAGATATATCATTTTTCATGGTTCAAAAACTGATAAAAAAGTTTTACGCTCTAAATTGAAATACGAAGTTATGCCATATCCAAAAGGCGACTCTGAGAGATATGACTCTGGAACAACTGTAAAAACCCAACAACTTTTATTTGTATGAACTACTTTGAAGCCATGAGACTGCTAGACAGAGTTAAGGAAGGCGTACCATATCCCGTACGTTTAATCAATCAAGCATTGGAGTTAACTGGTGATCTGGAGCAGACGTAACATTCAAGGCCCAAGCGATAGAGTAATCCTAGAGCAAGCAGAAGCTCGGGAGCTTTATCGCAATTGGGAAACAAACAAGGACAGAGACTTTGTGCGTGGCAGACTTGAGAGAGCCGAAAGAATCTATGGCATAGGTGCTAGAGACAGAATCCGAGAATATATGAACCGAATCAAAGATGGAACACTTCTATGACATTTATGGTCACTTTCAAAGTAGACGCTAACCCTGTTGGCAAACAAAGGGCTAGGTATGTCAAAAGGGGAAACTTTGTGCAAACTTACACCCCTGAGAAAACTAGAACCTATGAGACTTTAATCAAAGATGCTGCAATCGAGGCAATGGGTAGCTCAGAGCCACTAGAAACCCCTGTAAGCCTTTATTTGTACATCAGAGTACCAATCCCTAAGTCATGCACTAAAAAGCGTCTAGAAGCCATTTCTGATGGGTCAGAGAAGCCAACAAAGAAGCCTGACGCTTCAAATATCCTAAAAAGCGTAGAAGATGGCATGAACTCAGTTGTTTACAAAGATGACTCGCAGATCATAAACATCCACGTTACCAAGGTTTATTCAACTCTGCCAGGCGTTGATATTTGCGTAAAAGAATGCCTAGATTAGGGTAAATACCTATGGTATTACGCAAGCAATTAGGTAAGATTTAATTTTTAACAGGAGTTACATCATGGAATCAACTTGGGAATTTGACACAACAATCGGTCAGGGTAGTGAAGTAGTGACAGTTGTCTATCAATACGAAATAGACGAGGACAAATCCACCTATAACGAATCAATCAAGGAAGTTTGGTTCTCTGGGCGTGATATTGTGGGATGTATGTCACAAGAGGCTTGTGCTGAATTGGAAATGGAAGCAGCAATGCGTTTTCAGAATCACAAACTGAACTATAAGCAAGAGGATGTATGAACGAACCCACCAAAGCCATCCAATTCCTGATTGACACTGCGCCACTTTATGCCAAAGCGAAGGCCGACAGGATGTATCTTGAGGAATTCAGGAAAAGCAGAAAAGCCCAACTTATGAGTCAAGCGGGAACTGAGGTTTTAGGCAAACAAGAGGTTTACGCCTATGCACACGAAGATTATGCGGTGATCTTGAGAGGCATCAGGGAAGCCGTAGAAACCGAGGAAAAGTATCGCTGGCTTATGACCGCAGCACAGGCAAGAATTGAATGCTGGAGAACTGAGCAATATAGTGCTAGGCATGAAATCAAAGCGACCCAATAATGCAAAGCAAAAACAAGGCTAAACCTACAGCAAGCGAGAGATTACACATCGCTAGAATCAAGGCCATGTCGTGCGTTATTTGTGACGCATCAGCACCAAGCGAATGCCATGAAATAAACCAGGGACAGTGGTTTACATCAATGCCACTTTGTGCAGATTGTCACCGAGGGTCACTGAACGGGATACATGGTCAACGTAGGTTATGGAACGTCTATAAAATGGACGAATTGTCAGCCCTGAATGAAACCATACGCAAACTAAGCGAAAAAATGCCCACCAGAGCCGATAAAAGCCCCTTTTAAGCCGTTTTCAGGCACTGGGGTATAGCGTGATAAGGGTTTAGACGATTAAGGGCTTAAACAAGGGCTTTTTATAGACGTAAAAAAACCCGCTTATTAGGCGGGTTCTGGGTTTAGCGTTTTGTAAGTATTCGGATAATTAGGGCTATCGTTGCATAGATCATTCAAACCCCACAAATTCTAAAGCTTCAAATTTGCAAGCTTCAACTTGATCAACTGATAACCCGAAGGCTATTTTTTCCGCTAATTCGCTAGCTTTTTGGGCTTTTTCATCGTCAGGAGCGGTTAAAGCGAGAATTAAACATTGTGTTAATGCGTTTATTTGTGTCATTTTTAGCCCCTTAAATTTGCTTGAGCTTGATAACTCGTGCCATTTTTTGGCCATGAGCGGGATATGCAATCAAGGGAATATCTTTTGACCAGCAAGCCCTGCAGCCGTTACAGTTACCCCCATGGGCATAAGCTTCGCATAATTGAACCCCTTCCCTTGCCTGAAAAGTAGCCACATCGGGGCCAATAACCGATCCATGCAGGCCTTCAATATATTCACCCTGAATAGAATCGCTGGAAAATCGAACCTTTACATTAGGCAAAGCTTCCATTTGAGCGAAAACATGGGCAAATTTAGGGAATTTATGCATACGGGTAGGCAGCCAGTGATTGCACCATGGGGTTTGTATCATTACTTCTAGGATTTTCTCAGCAAGCCCCAGAGTGTAAACATCGCCAGAGTCAAACCAGCGAAAATAGCGATCCGAATCTAATTCGGAAACCATATCGGAAACCCAATCAAGCCGCTGCCAGTCCTCCCGATTGGACAATCTAGGCGCTTTTACATTGGGATAATTGTAATTTCCAGTAGTGGCATAGCAGCCCTTGCAAGCATCTACTAATTCGCCTGGCGCGGCCCACGAACCAGGGCAAGTATCTAAAGCTTGCAAGCTCCATGAACGTGCGTTTAATTTAGAAGTATTTGAGATTTTGATCATATTAAAGCCTATTTACAGTTAAAAAATTAGATTGTGCAGCAGCCACAGCAAGGAGCATCGATACAGCGCCCACGGGAATTGCGGTAAAAAGTGGAAGGCCCATGCTCCCCAAAAAAAGTGATTGTGTCGCTATCTGGCTGTAATTTGGCTTTTTTGGTAACTGTATCGTAGAGTATCCAGTCACCTTTATTGATAACCGCCCCTGATTGTGAGCAAATAGAGCGGAAACGTGCTCGCATAGTTTTTGTCATGGCTAACCCCTTATTTGACCAAAACGTCAAAATAAGCCAGCATTAAAGCCAGCGCTGCACAAAAAAGCACGATAGAGAATAGAGCTTCAAAAATTATCGTTTTCATCATGCCACCTTGATAGTGAAGCTGTCAGCGGTTAAGGTTTTATCCATGAAATAACCCTTGCGGACGTATTCGGGAGCTTTTGTATCGATCCAGTTTTGAGCACGCTCTAATGTGTCGCAAATAGCGTGGACAGCTAAGCGGTTTTGCTTTTCAATGACTAAAAATTTCATGATTGACGCCTATTTAGTACTGGTTCCGCCAGCTCGGTATGCATAGATTAGCAAAGAAAAAGAAAAAAAACATAGGGACAAACCCTTAGATGCTAGAATTTATTTAATTATTTATAAGACAAGGCTTGGACAATGGCACGCCCACCAAAAATTGACACAGTACAGTTCCGCAGAAAACTAGATAGCCCTAAACGAAATATCTTATTAGCTGCTGGACAAGGGAACATTACTAAGGGATTCGAAAACCTACTAAGCCTATATCAGTACTTGCATGGTATTGGGTACAGAATGGATAGCCCATTGGAGACAATAGGGTTAGTAACTAACCTAGGCGAAAAGAAAAGGGATAGCCCTAACCATGTCAATTAATAGGT